AATGCTTTGCTCAGCGATCCTTCCCAGACCGCATTCTGGAGCTTTGCCAAAGCCCCAAGCGCATAAATGTCTAGGACGGTGACGGTTGCAGCTGATCCGGTGCGCTCGACTCCTACCGCTATGTCTGAGATTCGACCACCAAAAATCGGAACGTAAGTGTTCGTCGTATCTTTGACTTCGATATTGATCGCGGTGTTGATGCCCCAGGAATAGACCTGATTGGTGAGATTGAGGACGCGAATCGCCGCATAGCCAGCCTGAGCCTGAGCGTTGACGTCGGTTCGACCAGAGGTGATTGAGAAGCCGACCAACGTGATTCCGGTGATTGTGTCGCCGTTAGCCTTGATGCGATAGTCGGGAGTCCAGGCGGTCACGTTACGAGGACACCGCCTAAGAAGCCGCCGCCGCCACCGGTGCCACGCGATGCTGACTCGGTGAGAACTCGGGCAATCTGGCGAGCGGTTGACTCTGAGTCGATTGCTCCGTTGACGGTGATGTTATTCGTTACCGGTGCGACTGCCGAAGCTGCTGGTGCGCTCGCGGTTGGAACACCGCGCTCGATTGCTCGGATGGATGGCGCGGAAGGTGATACCGCACCGCCTGACGGTGATGCGATGGTTGGAATGTTAGGAAGTAATGGAACCGCGTTGTAAGCCTTGATGAGGGCGTTTATGCCGATGATGGCAGCTTCGACGGTTGCGGTGATGACCTTCGCCACCGTCGCGATAACCTTGATGACTCCCTCAGCGATGACGCCTAAGCCTTTGAGCGCACCACCTAAGACCTTTCCGATGGTTGGTGCGATGTAAGTCTGGATCAAGTCTGCGAATGCGCTAAACGATTCTCGGTTGTCGCTGATCGCGTTTCGGACGCGATTGAATAGGCTGACCGCGCCTTCGAATGCCGGACGCAAAACCCGAAGCACGATGTCGACCGTCTTTTGAATGTTATCGGCAAGACCACCAGGCGCACCGAATGACTCGGTAAATCGGTTGATAACCGGCACCACGTTAGCGTTGACGAAATTGATGAGTCTTTCGAGGATTGGGAGCAAAGCGAATCCCACGGATTCTTTGGCTTCGTCGAAACCGACTTTGAGACGATCGAGACGACCCTGGAAAGTGTTAGCGGCTGCGGCTGCCTGACCTTCGAACGTCTGCCCTAGTTTCTGGGTTATTTGGTCGAATGAGAGGGTTGCGACCTCAGCCTTAGATAAACCCACACCCAGACGCGTTAGACCGCCTAGATTGCCTTCCTGGGCTTTTGAGAGGGCTTCTGTGACGGTTTGCAGGCTACGACCTGAACCAGCCGATACGTCGAGCGCGAGAGCTTGAAGCTTTTGAGCCTTTTCGAGATTGCCGGTCGCTCGGACGAGTCGATCAAGGCTTGGTCGAAGCTGATCATCCGCGACACCGGTGGCGAGTGAGGTTTTGAGGATGAAATCTTCGGTGGCTTGAACCTGAGCGTCGGTTGCCTTTGTGACGTTCTCTAGGGTTCGGCGTAGTGACTCCTGCGCCTTCTCATCTTCGATTGCGGCTTTGACTCCATCGACGGCAAGCTTGACGGCATAAGCTCCTGCGGCGGCTGCGGCTGCGGCGAATGCTACGGCTGCCTTCTTGCCGAATTCGGCGACCTTATTGCCAAAGGTCTGAACTTCCTTCTCACCCTGACCAAGTTGCTTTTTGAGGTTATCAACGTCGGCAAGGATGGAAAGTTTCAGCGTGCGGAATTCAGCCATTTCAAGTCCACTTCTTCAAAATGCGATCAAAGGCTTCGACCCATTGGGCGACTAGTTGAGGCTGAATGCGACGGAGTGTCGGATATATGAAGTATCCAGCGTTACCACGCCCCGAGGATCTTGGAGTGCGCTTTGGAAACTGTGTGAATCGATTAGAACCGAACTCAAAACCACGCCATAGTTCTTTCGTCGTACCACCACCGCTAAAACGCTGACTTGCGAACCCATAAGAGAATTCACCGACTTTTGAGGTACGGCTAACGCGCACACCATCCGCGATTCGCCGAACCGCGACCGGATTGACTGTGCGAGTGAGCGCGGCTTTTCTGACTTCCTGCGCCGCATATTGCGCCAGCTCATAACCCATTTTCTTGGCTTCGTCGGTTGCTTGTTCGTCCATCGCTTTGAATGCGCCAATGACCGAACGCAGTTCCTTCTTGTCGAAGGCTAAGGCTGGTTCGGTCACTTGCGCTCCTTCAATACTTCAAGAGCGGTCAGGATGTCTGATGCATCCGTCCACTCACTCATCGGAATTCTGGTCGCTATCGCCAATTCGACGATAAGCCGGCTCAGGCTTCCGGCTGGGTGGCTTTTGGGTCGGACTCACCTGCCGCAACGTCCTCAACCGTGAGGCTCCAGACGTCAAAAGGTTTCACCGGTAGTCCTGCGGCTTGACGCTTGTGAGCGTGATACGCCAGGAACATAAGATCCCAAATGCCGATGTTTCCTTCGGCGTGCGTGATCTTGTTGCCGGTTTCCCTTTCCCACTTAGCCCACTCCGGCGGCTGCGCGGTGTAGGTTTCAATAGATCCCGAGGTGTATGTAATTGTTATTGGTAGTTTCATATCCCGATTCTCCGATTAGCTAAAGGACTCAGCCGGAACGCCGATGACCTGGAACTCAAATGTTACTGTCTGCGCGTCGTTTCCGCTTCCACCGGC